TATTATTAGCAATAGTAATACAAAGCCTGTCAAATAAACTTCTAACAGGCTTATTTTTATTTCTGCGTAAAATCTGCGCAAAGCTTATCCAATTTAGATCTAAGATCAAGTTTCATATTAGCTGTGACATGAGTATATATGTTTAATGTTGTATTTATGTTAGAATGACCTAACCGTTCAGAGATAACCTTAATAGGTACTCCAGATTCAATTAAAAGGGCGACATGAGTATGTCTGAATATATGAGTTGATACATTTAATTTTTTTAAATGGTAATTCAAATTTCTCATACTTATATCAAATATAGTTTCACTAGCGGTCATATAATTCATTAGAATATTCAACGTAGAATTATCGATTTCTATAGTTCGAACACTTGACAAAGTTTTTGGAGCAGTCACTATTCCAGAGGTGTGTTTTGTTTTATTTACACGTAATGTTTTATTTTTTATGTTAACATCCTCTGGGGTCAAAGCCAACAATTCTCCTCCTCGTAATCCAGTTAATAGTTGAACTGTAACAAAATCTTTTGTAAGAGGGTGTTTTATTGAAGATAATACTTTATTTATCTCATCAGTCTCAATATATTTAATTTTTTCTTTCTCTTTAAATCTATCTTCTTTAGACATTGTAAATTTTAAAACGACATCAAAAGCAGGCACATGGTAATTTTTTATAAATTTAAAAAAAACGTTAAATACATTTTTTATCAGAACTACATGGTTAGGAGAGAATTTATCTCTGTATTCGATTAATTTTTTTTCATACTTTAATTTAGTGATGTCGTGGAGATATAAATCATCTTCTAGTAATTTAAGGCAGTTTTTATAAGAGGACATTGTGTTAATGCTCACAGTATTCTTTTTTATTTCTAAAAATTCTTCTTTATAGAAACCGATAGTTTTTAACTCTACTTTATCTTCTAATTTTTCTCTAATCTTCTCTTGTAATTCCTCGTATGCTTCCTTTTCTGAAGCACGAGTTTTGTTTGGTTTAACAACAGTTATACGTCTGTATTTTCCCTCTTTATCTTTATACCCCTCTGTGAACTGCCATTTTCCATTTGGTAATTGTCTTTTTTGCATAACAAATACACATCCTTTCTTGATTAACTTAAGATGTGTATGCTATAATATTAGTAAATGAGCGAGGTTCGCTCCACATCTTAAGTAGTTTTGAGAATCCTATTAATATATGACGGTATATTGATACTCAAAATGGACTTACGGTTGATAAAAACTCACACTATCTAGTTTGGTCGCTTGTTAGTGTTGAGTTTTTTTATTTATCTAAACTGGTTAAATTTAACTAGTTTAAAATTATTGTTACCGTGTCGAATTCGATACGGTTTATTTTGTTAAGTCTAGCTTAACTTGTGATTCAACATGGTTGTAAGTTTTGTTTTTTCCGTTCCATACATACATTGTAGTAGTAGGGTTAGATACATCAAATTTTGATTTTTGAGATACGTTAATTTCAAATGGTCTATAGTTAACTGTTTCTTCTGTGCCTAATGCAATAATTGCTTTCTTAGTTGATTCATTATATATAATCAATGACTTTTGATGATAAGCATCCCTTTTATCCACCCATTGCTTAATAAAAGTGTTAAGTTTTTCATCAGTTATCTTACTCCATTCGTCAGCATTAAGTTTGATTATTCCATAGCTAACATATTTAATATCAGGATCTTTTCTGTTCTCATATTTGATATTCTCAACAGACAATTTTTCCTTAGGTTGAGTTTGTTCAGTTTTGTTTTCTTCCTTTTTTTCCTCCTTACTTGAGCAACCGCTAATTAATATAGCTCCTGCGATAAGTGAATTTAATAATACTTTTCTTTTCATTTCAGTATCTCCTTTTATATTCTTATTTGTGCTCCATTTCTGAAAGTTGTTACAATATTTGTAGCCTCGTATGGTGATATGTTTTTATAGATTAGAAAGTTACGAAGTCTGTTGAATAAAGCTGTATTGCTTATTTTTACCTCTTCTTGTATCTCATCATAGCTATATCCTTTTGTTATTAGGTCTACTATGGTTTCATCAGGTAAATATAGAATCGAGGCTACTATATTTGCTTCATCTTCGAACGGTTGCAAATCTTTTGGATATTCACCTACTATCACATCGTTATTAAGTGACATAAATGTTCTGTTCATATCCCCTTGTAAATGACAATGAACGTGACTTAATTCATGCAATACAGTGAATATAATTCTTTCTAAATATCCCGAGGACTGATTTATCATTATTACGTACTTGTCTTTTTTTGGTATGATCATACCTGAACACTTGTTAATAAATTCCATATCGACTCCTTGAATTATGTTTGTGTTTAGTAATTTCCCAAAGTAGTCGTTTATTTTTGGTTGTATTCCAAATTCTGGATATTCTATGTCAAATAGAACAAATTTTATATTGTACTTTTTCCTAAAGTGATTTATTATGTGTTTGTATGTGATTAGTATTGGATCAAGTCCTATTTCTCCCAGTATTTCGTATGCTTTTTGTCGATATTGTAAATATCTGTCTTGGCTTACGATGCTGTATTCATGTTTTTTCATTAATCTCCTTTCCAACTATCTTCGTCATTTAGTAAAGCTTCTGCGACTGAAAATAATTTGTCTAGTGATTTGTTGAACTTTTCTTTTTGTGAATCGTTCATTCCGTCTGTTTGTTTCCTAAACATAGCGACTAACTGTTGCTCATATTGGTCTTCTTCTGGTTTTTTTCTACCTAGTAGGTAGTCGACTGATACGTTGAAGTAGTCGGCGACTTTTTGAACTTTGTCTATTCCTGGAGTTTGTCTACTCCATTTTCCAATTTGCCCATTAGATAAGTTTATTCTGCGCTCTAATTCTGATATAGTAATACCTTTTTGATTCGCTAATTGTTTTATCTTTAGGAGCATATCCATGGTTTTCACCTCGTTTCGAAAGCGCAACAAAAATACTTTATCTTTTTGGATAAAAAACTGTTGACAATTATCCAAAAATATAATATACTTTAGTTAAGCTAGTTATTTAGCTAATAAACATTTTAATAAAAAGAACGTCGGCAAACGTTAGTAATACTAAGGATATAGTTTTATTTATTTGTCTATTTAGCTATGCTTAAATTTTAGCATATTGGATAAAAAAAGTCAATATATTATCCAATAATTTTATCCAAAAATCTAAAGGAGGTGGAAGTATGTCAGAGGAGTTTTACAGAGAGGTAAAATATAAATTAGAACTTAAAAAGAAAACAATAACTTGGCTTTCTAACATGGTTGGTATTTCTGTTCCCTATACAATCGATATTTTAAGAGGAAAGAGAACACCAAAAGAAAGAATTGAAAAAATTGAATACATTTTAAAAGCCGAGGGAATAATTTAGAAAGAAGGAGTGGAGCAATGAAGATTAAGAAGATAATATTTCTAGATGATACTTATTTTGAAGATTGTATTTTATCTAATGACATTCCAAAAGAAATAGCCGAAGTATCAAGCAGTTTTGTGAAGTTAACCTTTGATAAATCGACTATTAAATATGTAAATTTGGATTACATACAACTAATTATACCTAAGATTTTAAAAGTTATTTCTTCTTAGATGTTTTAGTTTGTGACAAAGCACTAGCAGCTACTGATTTAGAAATTTTACTTGATCTGCCGTCACGTAATATTTTACTAGCTTTAGTAGCAACGCTTTTAGACGTTTGTTTTTTATTAGCCATATATAATTCACCTCCGTTCTTTTAGAAATATATTCCCTAGAAAAATAAGAAGTAGAAGGTTTAGATTTCCCGGAAATACTCAAATATATTATAGCATGAAAGTAAAGAAAGGTCAAAGAATTATGAAAGCATTTTATATAGAGGTAAAAGAACAATTAAAAAATAATGGAATGACAATTTACAGGTTGTCGAAAGAAACAGGAATTTTTGAACAAACATTATACTCAATGTTTAATGGCAACACTTCTAGTCCTCAGTTAGATAACGCTGTTAAGATAGCTAAGGTATTAGACATTGATTTAAATAAATTAAAGGAAGGTGATTAAAATGATATTCAACACATCAGAACAAGATGAAGCTTACGAAAAGTTTTTAGCTGAACGAAAGTTTTGGGTTTACAAAGATGAATTATTTCAAAAAATTAAGATAACCAACTATATGTTGAAAAAAATTGAACCTGAGATTATGAAGCTAGAAAATTCTTATGATTTAATTCGTATTGTGAATGATCGTTTAAAAAAATATCATTATGGAAGAATCGAGATGTTTTTACATATATATAACGATTCTCAAAAGAAAGGAGCGTAACATGGATAAACTAAGAAAAAGAAAATTCAATACATATTATTGGACGTGCGTTGTTGTTGCGGTTTGTATGCTAATAGTCAGCAATATCGAGTGGGAAAGGATTTTGGCAGGGCTTATGGGTTCAATATTTATTCCGTTTTACGGATTAGATGAACGTGGCCAATATGCATTTCCAGACAATGAAGAAGATATAGAAGGAGAATAAAATGAGAGGATTTGAACTTGTAAAAGGATATGATGGTAAATTACCTGTAATTGCAAATGTTGGTGATGGTGGTGCTGATTTCTACACTGCAGAAAGAGTAGTCTTGAGACCTGGAACAATTAACAACTTGATTCCAACTGGAGTTAAAGCTTATATGAATGATGGTGAGGTGTTACTGTTATTCGCTAGATCTAGTATGGCAAAGAAATACGGACTGCGAATGAGTAATAGTGTTGCGGTTATTGATAAAGGATTTTACAACAATAAGAGTAACGAGGGACATATAACTTTTCTATATGACAACATCACAGATAAAGAAGTGATCATAGAGAAACACACAAGAATAGGTCAAGGAATATTTATGCAGTTTTTACCGATTGACAATATAGAAGTGCTGTCACAAGAAAGAACTGGTGGATATGGAAGCAGTGGCAATAAATAATAAAAAAATAGCCGTTTAAAACAACGACTATTTACAAAAATTTACAACTTTAAAATAACACAAATAGGAGGAAAAATCAAGTGACAAAAGATAATATTAACAAACCTAATCCAAAACATTACAAAATTGAACTTAAAAATATTCCTGTAATTATCGATGGAAAAGAGGTTGTTGTCGATAATTTACAACTTGAAACAAGACACGTACTAAAAGATGTATTAAACGCTACGAGTTTAACTCATGAACAAGCATTTTGGTATGGAAATATTGGTAAACGTTATTTTAGATTGTGTAAAAAACACGATGAACCAACAACTGATATTAAGAAAATCATTCAAGAATCAACATTCTTACTTAGTTCTATCTTAGGTAAGGAGTATAAAGCAAAATTACTTGATGAACAAGGTAATGATTTATTAAACGAAAAAGAAGAAGAGATAGCTGTGTTTGATAAGCTTAATTCTTTATTAAATGAACAAGAGAAAGAGTTTTTAAACGAAAAAGATATTGAACACATTCTCATTAACGGTAAAAAAGTACCTGATCACTTGGTTAAAGACGCATTAGATATGTTAGGAAAAATAATCTATGGAAAATAAAAAGTATTCCGACATCATAAAAGATTTACGCTTCACTGCAAACAAGCTTTCAGACTGTGTAGATTATGCAAATTTTGAATCATTAGAACGTAGAAAGATAAGAGAAGTAATTGATATTTTAGACAACAAAGTCTATGAAATGGAGGATTTTAAGAATGAGGAAGAATACTGGAGTTAATTTAACTCAAGCAATAAGAAATTATATCTATACTAATCCTGGATGCAATAAGTATGATTTAGTTAACGATTTAGGTTTTCCTTACTCAAAAATGAGAATGCCTATAAGTAAACTAAAAAATAATGGTGAAATTATAATCGAGGATGGAAAATATACAGCTTTGGAAAGCATTGCATTTTTGAAAGATTATAACCATTCTTCAGAGGAGTTCTCAAGAAGAGGATATTTAAAGAAATTAGTTGATGTAGTAATAGTTAATATTCAAGAATGTACAGATCATAATATTAAAATCCAGTATATTCAAGAAGGTAGAAGATTATTAAAAGATTTAAAATAGGAGAACAAAAAATGAAATTAATAGTAAATGTATTAATCACGAATAAGGAGGATATCCTTTTATTAGATGAAATTATAGCTAAATATGGAAATGAAGTTGAGAATGTAGCTGTTAATGTGGAGCCTTTTAAAGATTCTCCTGTGCAACAAACTCAAGTATCAACTCAACAAACTGTTCAATCAGTGCCAGTACAAACTGCACCAACACAAACTGTTCAACAAACAGTACCAGTTCAACAGCCTGTAGAAACTGCAGTACCTGTTGCAGAGAAAGCCTATACTTTAGAAGATTTACAACGTGCATCAAGCACTTTAGTTCAAGCAGGAAAAATTCAACTCTTACAAGGCTTATTACAGGAGTTTAACTCATTAGCCCTTACAACATTACCTGTTGATCAATACGGAGCTTTCGCACTAAGATTAAGAGAATTAGGAGCGGCTATCTAATGACTGAAATTAATCATAAAGAAAGGGCTCATGCAAAGCTTAGTGCTAGTGGTGCCAGTAGATGGGCCACCTGTCCTGGTAGTGTTCAAATGGAGGAAGGTATTCCAGACACTGAGTCTGTCTATGCAAAGGAAGGAACATTAGCTCATGAATTAAGTGAACTTAAATTAAAGCATTATTTAGATTCAAAAGGCTTTGGTAAGAGAAAGCTTAATGCAGCAGTTAAAAAGATAAAAGAAGATGAATTATATCAAGCTGAAATGGATGGATTTACTGATAATTATGTTGATTTTATAAAAGAAAAAGCTTTAAGCTTTCCATCTAAGCCTTATATAGAGATTGAAAAAAAAGTAGATTTTTCTAGCTGGGTACCTGGAGGATTTGGGACTTGTGACTGTATTTTAATTCACGGAACTACACTTTCTATTATTGATTTGAAATACGGGAAAGGTGTTCCAGTCTCAGCAGAGAAAAATGAACAATTAATCTTATATGCACTTGGAGCTTACAATGCTTTTAGTTTAATCTACGATATTAAAAAGATTGAAATGAATATTGTACAGCCACGGTTAAATAATTATTCAAGTTGGGAAGTTGACCTCACTGAATTGTTATTATGGGGTGATTATTTCAACGTTCAATCTAGTAAGGCTTTAAGTGGAACGGGTGATTTAGTACCATCAGCTAAGGCTTGTAAATTCTGTAAGGCCCGTGACATTTGTTCGGCCAGGGCGGAGAATAATTTATCTCTTGAATCGGAAATACACTTGAATCCTAATGAAATTCCTAGAGATAAGCTATTCGAATATATTTCACGCGGTGAAGACATAGCGAAGTGGGTTAACGATTTAAAAGCCTATGCCTTGAATCTATGCTTAACTGGTGAAGATGTTAAGGGGCTAAAAGCAGTAGCTGGTAGAACTTCACGTTCTTGGACTAATCAAGATGAAGCACTTAAGAAATTAATTGATGGCGGTATTGATGAAGCAATAATCTTTGATAAAGTACCGTTGACTTTGGCCAAACTAGAAAAGGCCCTTGGAAAAGAACAATTTAATAATTTAGTAGGTGATATGGTTGTCACAAGTACAGGCAAGCCTACTTTAGTATTTGAAAATGACAAAAGACCTGCGATTACTGACACAGTAAAAGCAACAAGTATATTTAAACCAATAAATTAAAACAGAAATTAAGGAGATTTTAAAATTATGACAAATGAAACAACAGCAGTAGTACAAAACGTGAGATTAAGTTATGTAAATGTTTTTAAACCTTTCTCAAATAATCCAGATTTACCGCCAAAATATAGCACTACAATTTTATTACCGAAAAGCGATTTAAATAGTAAGCAAAGATTAGATGCAGCTATTCAAGCTGCGGCTCAAAAAGGATTAAATGAGAAATGGAACGGTGTAATGCCTCCTGTAGTTGCTAATCCTATCCATGATGGTGATGGTGTGAAGCAAGATGGAACACCTTTCGGAGATGAATGTAAAGGTTGTTGGGTTTTCACTGCCAGTGCAAATGCTGATAGACAACCTCAAATTGTAGATCAAAATGTTCAACCTATCTTGAATCAATCTGAAATTTATTCTGGAGTTTATGCGAACGTAGCTATTAATGTTTTCCCTTATATGCACACAGGTAAAAAAGGTGTAGGGTTCGGACTAACTCACATCCAAAAAGTTAGGGACGGTGAAGTTTTAGGTGGTGCTCCTGTATCTGCAGATAAAGTATTTAGCGCATTAGGTGGTTCATCAAATCCTAATCCGTTCCCTAATCCTCAACAAACACAACCTGTGCAGCAATATCAACAAACTACACCTCAATATCAACAACCAACTCAACAAGGTTCATTTGGGATAGATCCATTAACTGGACTTCCACTTTAATATTATAAATTACTTAGGGGGGGTCGGCCCCCCTAAATTTTTAGGAGGAATATATGCAACATTTAAGTATTGATATTGAAACACGAAGCAGTGTGAATATTTCTAAATGTGGGGCTTACAAATATGCTCAATCTGAAGACTTTGAAATTTTGCTATTCTCTTACAAACTTAATGATTCGGAAGTTAAATTAGTTGATTTAAAACAAGGTGAGAAAATTCCAGATGATATCGTTGCTTTATTAAATAATCCTGACTGCATTAAGCATGCATACAATGCTGCTTTTGAGTGGTACTGTTTAAATAGAGCTGGATATGAAACTAATATATCTCAGTGGAGGTGCACTATGATGCACGCTACTTATTTAGGATTACCTGCAGGGTTAGGAATGACAGGTAAGGCAATAGGTATTGCAGAAGATAAGAAAAAGCTGACAACTGGAAGTAGATTAATTCAATATTTCTCTGTTCCCTGTAAACCTACTAAAACTAACGGTGGTAGGGCTTGGAATGATCCGCACCATGATTTAGAGAAGTGGAAACTATACTGTGAGTATAATAAGCAGGATGTAGAAGCAGAGTATGAAATTTATCAATATATAAAAGCCTTTGAAGTTCCGTCAAAAGAACAAAAACTTTGGGAAATGGATATTCTAATGAACGCTAACGGAGTAATGGTGGATAGAGCACTTGTAAATGGTGTGCTTTCTATCGATTCCGAAAGTACTAATAATTTAACAGAGGAAGCTTTTAAAATTACTGAACTTGAAAATCCTAATAGTGTTAGCCAACTTAAAACTTGGGTTGAAAGTCAATTAGGAGAAGAACTTGATGGATTAACAAAAGATGTTATTTCTGATTTATTATCAAGAGATAATTTACCGTTGAAAGTTAAAAGAGTTTTAGAGATAAGGCAGCAACTTGGAAAAACTAGTGTTAGTAAATATTCAGCAATGGAAAATGCGATGTGTAAAGATAATAGAGTTCGTGGGTTGTTGCAGTTTTACGGAGCTAACAGGACTGGACGTTGGGCAGGTAGATTAGTGCAGGTTCAAAACTTACCTAGAAACTACATAGATACTTTAGATACAGCAAGAAATTTTGCTAAAGCTGGTAATTATGAAGCGTTAAAGCTTCTATATGGTAATGTGCCTGACACTCTAAGCCAACTAGTAAGAACAGCATTTATTGCTAGTAAGGATAAATTTATAATAAGTGATTTCAGTGCTATTGAAGCACGTGTAATTGCTTGGTTAGCTGGTGAAGAGTGGGTCAACGAAGTATTCGCAACACACGGTAAAATCTACGAGGCTACAGCAAGTCAAATGTTCAATGTACCGATTGATAAAATCTCAAAAGGTAATCCTGAGTATAGCTTAAGGCAACGTGGTAAAGTTGCAACACTAGCATTAGGATATCAAGGTGGCGAATCAGCTTTAATAGCAATGGGGGCTGATAGAATGGGCCTTACTAGTGAAGAACTTACGGATATTAAGGTTCGTTGGAGAGAAGCTAACAAGAACATTGTCCGATTATGGTATGCAGTTGGAGATGCAGTAATTCAAGCTATGAATGGTAACGGAACTCAATATGTAAGAGGACTTGAGATTCAACGTGAATGGGATATGATGTACGGACTTGATTTTATATCAATTAAATTACCTAGTGGCCGTTCACTTTATTACCCTAAGCCATTTTTAAAATTGAACCAGTTTGAAAAAGATGCACTTCATTATTATGGTGTTAACCAAACTACTAAAAAATGGGAAGTTAACTCAACTTATGGAGGAAAGTTAGTCGAGAATATTGTACAAGCAATAGCAAGAGATTGCCTAGCGGAAACATTATTAAGATTGTTTGAAAAAAATTATGATGTTGTAATGCATATTCACGATGAAGTGGTAATAGATGCATATGATGATGAAAAACTAGAAGATGTAAATAATATTTTGGCAGAGCCTATTCCTTGGGCTCCTGGATTAGTGCTAAAAGGTGCTGGATTTGAGACTAAATATTATATGAAAGATTAGAAAGGAGGTTAAAAAGTGCAAGCAAATAGATTATTAGGAATTGCTAAGGCAAATCATAGAAAAGCAACTATTTGGCAGAATACAGATATTAGTTGGCTTGACTTTGTAGAAACTTTAAAATCTCCTGTTAGAACTCAAGAGAAATACGATGAATTTCTCAAGATGAAAAAATCCGATCAAGATAATTTAAAAGATGTTGGGGGCTTCACAGGTGCTAAGCTTTTAGATGGCCGAAGAAAAGCAACGAACATAATCAGTCGTGACGTTGTTTGTTTGGATTTAGATAATATTCAACCTAATATGACGGACGATATTTTAAAGAGAGTAGGTTCGCTTGGTTGTACTTCTGTTGTTTATTCGACTAGAAAGCACAGCAATTATACACCTAGACTTAGGGTGCTTATTCCACTTGATGAAAGTTGTACTCCTGATGAATATGAACCTATTGCTAGAAAATTAGGTAGTTTATTAGGAATTGAAAATTGTGATCCAACTACATTTGAAGTTAACCGTTTTATGTATTATCCATCATGTTCGGTTGATAGTGGGTACATATTCCAGTTTTATCCTGGGCAATTTTGTAGCCGCCTTGGTGTGCTTAATATGTATGCAGACTGGACTGACATTTCTATGTGGCCACACGTCCCTGGACAAGACACTAAACAAAAACAACTTTTGGCCCGACAACAAGATCCATTAACTAAAAATGGATTAGTTGGTTCGTTTTGTAAAGTTTATGATATCACAACGGCCATCCAAACTTTTATCCCTGCTTTGTATGAAGCAACGGCCACTCCTGATAGATATACTTTCACTGGTGGTAGTACTTCTGGAGGAGCGGTGCTATATGATAATAAATTCTTATACTCACATCACGCAACTGATCCATGTTGTGGCCAACTTGTTAATGCTTTTGACCTAATAAGAATACACAAATTTAGCAACCTTGATGAGAACGTAAAAGACGGAACACCTGTAAGCAAATATCCATCTTACACGGCCATGAAAAAACTAGCTCTTGAAGATGCTAATGTGGCAGCTTTGATGAATAGTGAAATGGTGGCCAACGCTAAAGATGTTTTTAAAATCGTAGGAAGTGATGAAGAAAATAATCAAGCTGAAGATGAATTAAACTGGCTTTCTCAACTTGAAAGAAGTGAAGAAGGTAAAATCCAAAAGACTATTAATAATATAGTTTTGATACTGGAGAATGATCCGAACTTAAAAGATAAAATTGCTATTGATATTTTTAGTAACAGAGGATTAGTCTTTGGCCAACTTCCTTGGGATAAACATTATGATCCAAATAAAGATCACAGAGATTGGTCTGAAGTTGATGATGCTTCCTTTTCTAGATACTTAGAAACAGTTTATAAAATTACTGGCCAGGATAAGCAAGATAAAGCTTTATTAATTGTCAGTGATGGAAATAGGATAAACTATGTTGAAAGATATCTAACATCATTACAGTGGGACGGTGTGCCTAGAATAGATAATCTACTTATTGATTATTTTGGCGCAGCAGATAATGTATTTTCTAGAGAAGCTATCCGAAAAAGTTTAGTAGCTGCAGTGGCCAGGGCTATAATTGGTGGAGTTAAATTTGATGTAATGACAATTTTAGCTGGGCCACAAGGAGTTGGTAAAAGTACTTTCTTTTCTATCTTAGGTAAAGAGTGGTTTAATGATAGTTTACAAACTTTTGAAGGTAAAGAAGCTTCTGAACTTATCCAGGGAAGTTGGATTGTAGAAGTAGGAGAACTTACTGCAATGAACAGGCATGATACGAATGCAATCAAGCAATTCTTGAGTAAAAGAGAAGATATTTACAGGGAAGCTTACGGAAGAAGAACAAGTAAATATCCTAGAAGATGTGTTTTCTATGGGACTTCAAATGATGATGAATTTTTAAAAGATCCAACTGGAAATAGACGTTTTTGGCCTATTGATATTTGTGTAGGTGAAATTAAAAAAAGCGTTTGGGACGATTTACCAAAAGAGGTTGACCAGGTGTGGGCTGAGTCTTACGCATTATTTCTAATGGGTGAAAGCTTGCAACTTAGCAAGGAGGCCGAAGAGTTGGCCAACGTAGCACGGGAACACCATAAAGAATCAAACGCAAAAGAAGGTTTAATTCGTGATTACCTTGATAAACCCATCACTGAAAACTGGTATTCACTTGATAAAAGTTCAAGATTAAATATTTTATCTGGTGAATTTGATAAAGGAGATCAGATGGTATTTAGACAAAAAGTGTGTGCAGTTGAAGTATATGAGGAGTGCTTAAAAGGTGACCTACGTTTTATGAAGCGAACTGATGCAAAAGAAATAAATCAAATAATTAGTAATATTGTTGGGTGGGTTAAGGATGAAAAAACAACACGTTTTGGAAATTATGGCCCTCAAAAAGGATTTAAAAGATTGTAACTTTGAATGTAACTTTGGGAAAAGAAAGTTACAAATCAAAAATCAAAATGTAACTTTGGTGTAACTTTGAAAAAAATCAAAACTTTATTATATCAGGGGTTTAACCAACCTAATGTAACTTTAAAAATAGAAAGTTACACCTAAAGTTACACCTTATAAACGTTGATATAATAGCTCTAGTAAGTATTTTATATATTGATTTGTAACTTTAAAACCTATATATAATATAAAAATAAAGGAATTATAGAAAATATAGGATTATATAAATCTATAATATCTATAATATCTATGTTTTATATACTATATAGGGAAAATAAAGTTACAAGTTACAAATTTAAAATTTAAAAATTGAGAGATGATTTTGACAAGTGGAAATTTTAGAAAAGCAAATTGAAAAATATTTAGTAAAAAAAATTAAAGATAAAAAGGGCCTATGTTTAAAATTTGAATCTCCTGGATATTCAGGTGTGCCTGATAGGATTATAATTTTAAAAAATAAACCTGTGGCTTTTGTAGAATTAAAAAGGCCTGTTGGTGGAAGATATTCAGCAAGGCAAAAATTAGTAGAGAGAGATTTTAATAAATTAGGCCAAAAAGTTTACAAGGTAAAAAATAAAGAAGAGGTAGATAAGTTAGTAGAGGAGTTGATATCGTGAGAGAGTTTATTCCGCATAAGTATCAATTAACAGCAATTAATCATGTAATCAATGTTCCAAAATGTGGACTGTTCCTTGATATGGGATTAGGTAAGACAGTGTCAACATTAACAGCAATTAAGGAATTAAAATATAATAGATTTCAAATTAATAAAGTGTTGATTATTGCACCAAAAAAAGTGGCCGAGGGAACATGGTCGAAAGAAAAAGATAAGTGGAATCACACAAAAGATTTTAGAGTAAGTCTAGTGTTAGGAAGTCAACAAAAGAGAATTAAAGCTTTAAGTGTAAATGCAGATTTATATATAATCAATCGTGAAAATATTCCGTGGTTAGTTGATTATCTGAGAAATGATTGGTACTTTGATACAGTTGTGATTGATGAAAGCAGTAGTTTTAAAAATAGTCAAAGTAAGAGATTTAAAGCTTTGAAAATGGTACTACCTAAGATTAATAGGTTGATTGAGTTAACAGGAACTCCTAGTCCAAATGGTGTGGAGGACTTGTGGGCCCAAATATATTTACTTGATCAAGGAGAGAGATTAGAGAAATATATCACTCATTTTAGAAATAGATATATGGAACCTAATAAGAGAAATAGGAGTCAAATTTTTGATTATAAAGTGAAAGAAGGAGTTTATGATCACATCATAAATAAAATATCAGATATTTGCATAAGTATGAAATCGGAGGATTATTTAGAACTTCCCGATTTATCTTACAATGAGATACCAGTCGTGTTAAATGACAAAGCTAGAAAAGACTATGACAAAATGGAGCGTGATTTTGTCCTGGAACTGGAAGAAGCAGAAGAGGATATAACAGCAGTAAATGCAGCTGCATTATCAAATAAATTATTACAAATAAGTAATGGTGCAGTATATGATAATTCTGGAATTTATACAGAAGTGCATAATGCAAAAATAGATTCATTTCTTGAGTTGGTAGAAAGTTTACAAGGGCGAAGTCTTTTGGTATTTTACAACTTTCAACATGACAAAGAACGTATTAAAAAAGCTTTAGAAAAAAGCAATTTAGTAGTTAGAGAATTGAAAACTACACAAGACGAAGATGATTGGAACGATAGAAAAATAGATATTCTATTGACACATCCAGCAAGTGCTGCTTACGGACTTAATTTGCAAGAAGGTGGAAATCATGTGTGTTGGTTTGGTTTGACATGGAATTTAGAACATTACCAACAAGCTAACAAGCGACTGCATAGACAAGGCCAAAAAGAAAAAGTAATAATTCATCATTTAGTAACACAAGATACGAGAGATGAAGATGTAATGCGAGCCTTAGACAGTAAAGCGGATGTGCAAGAAGAAATCTTACAAAGCTTAAAAGATAGAATTAGAAAAGTTAAAGAAGGTAAGTAGAAATGAATAATCTGCAGAGGATAATGGATGAACAAAAAATTAATGATCATGAATTATATGAGTTATCTGGAGTACATTTTAACGTAATAAGACTAATCAGAACAGGTGAACGTAAGACACCACGATTTGAGACTTTACGAAAACTAGCTAAAGCGTTGGGATGTACAGCAAGAGAGATAGGAGGTTAGTACAATGAAAGATGATGAAATTTTTTCAGATATTCCGATATTAATTATAAGTATTACATTGGGGGCTTTTCTGATGGCGATTCTATGTACATACAGAATTGGTAAAGTGGAAGAAGAAAATAAAGAATTAAAAATAGAAAATCATAAATTAGAACGAAAGCTATTGAAACTTTACGATGAACAAGCTGAACGAACAAAAAAAATAGCAGAAATGAACGGGATAGGAGGATAGAAGATGTTGAAAAAAATATGGAATAACATAGAAATAATACTAATCACATTGTCAATGTTGTTAGCAACGTTTACAGCTGGTTTGATGTTAGGAATGTATGTATCTAGTAATACGATTGAAGAGCTTTCTAATGACAATATAGTCAAAGAACGTACTATACAGCAACAGAAACAAAGAATTAGAGAGTTACAATTATTTAAACAATTACAAGAAATTAAAGGAGGATAACCTTTTGAAATTTAGATTTATTGAAAGAATGTTTTGTAAGCATGAGTGGTATTTTATACCTTATGAACGTAATGTAAGTGATTATTGTTGTAGAAAATGTGGTAAGGTTAAAAGATTTTAGGAGGGTTAATAATGATTAATAGAGTAATAACATTTAAAAGTACAGCTGAATTGTTAGCTGATAAAATTAATGATTTTATTAAAAATGAATTAGGTGAAGCTGAATACGTTATGGATATTAAATATATCAAAGACGGTAAACAATATAAACGTGGAGAAAGTGGAAAAATTGAACTTGAAACTTTTGTAACAGCTAATGTACATATAAGAGGAGTAGAAAAAAATGAACTATAGAGAATTAGAAAAAGCTAATGGGTTATTAGAAGAAATTAGAGAAGTTGATTTTCATATAAGATATATTGAACATCCTCTTAATCGTACAAGAATAAGTATAAATGATTATAAAATGTATTTTAATGATAAGTATAAACAAAAATTTGTAAATATTCTAAAAGAACTCAGAGGTGAAATGATTAAAGAATTAAATGAGTTAGGAGTGGTTGAAAATGACTAATGAAGAATTACAACAACAGATTGAACAATTAGAACAACAAATTAAAGATTTAAAAGTGAAACTGGAAAAAGAGGTGGAGAAGAAGCCTTATGAAGTGGAAGTGCCAGAGGATGTAGACGATTGTTATACTACTGGTATATATGGTATTGTTGACCGTTTAGAAAATTTTAGTACACCTTATAAGGAAGGTTGTTATAAACGTGGTTTAATTTTCAAAACTAGAGAACAAGCTGAACAACACGACAAAGAACTTATATTACTGTTTAAATTACATAAATGGGCAGAGGAACATAATGGAGGATGGACGCCGAATTGGAGAGATTTTGATGAATATAAATATAGTGTATCGTGTGATTGTGATGAATATAAACTTTTTGTAAAAAGTTGTTGGTATGAAAATGCATTCTCTAAACTACCTTATTTTAAATCAGAAGAAATAGCAGAACAATTCATTGAAGAGTTCAGAGAAGAAATAATCGAGGTGCTTTGTTAATGTTTTTAGCAGACATTTTGATATACATATTAAGCATCATATTCAGTTTCTTTGCGATTATATTATCTACTATGATGTGTGTATCTGTTAAAGAGTGGATAAGAATTAGCAGGAAAAGAAAACGAATGGAGGATAAAAGGAATGGAAGCAATTATTAACTTTTTAAAAAATGGAGTAGCGATAGCTTTTTATGGAATATTAATGATTATCGGAATTTCATTATTATATGGAATGATTAAAGAAGTATTTAAAAAGTTATTTAACTGGAGGAAGTAATGGTGTTAAATAGACAAGAAAGACAAACAAATCAGAAAAAGAAATTTTTATCGAAATTATGGTATATCAAACGATTAATAGCTTCTAACGAAGAGAAAATTAAAGATAGACGGGCTATGTTAAAACATAATATTAAACCTATTGATTATGCAAAAGAGCAAATAAAAGGAGGAAATAAATATAGTTGGGATAATTTAATTTATGAGATCGATAATTTAGAACGTGAAATTATTGATAATACTGTAGAGCTTGTTAAGACAGAAAGAGAAATATTTGACTGTATTAAAAACGTTGAAGATTTGCAATATAGATTATTATTACAATATCGATACTTTGATTGCAAGGATTGGTTAGAAATAGACGAGTTATTAAAGATTGAAGCTAATACGAGAAATAGAAAACATTCTGAAGCGTTAAGAGCAGTTAAAATCGATAGGATATTACAAAAAGTAAAAAAAGATAAAACAAAGTAATAAGAGATAAACAAAAGTAAGTAGGTAAGTGCTATAATAGTATTATAAGATTTTAGGTAGAGGACTCCTAGAAATAGTTAATATTAGATTTTTTATAAGACGACGTGGACATCACAACCTTTACTTTTTTGTTATTAGTATTTAACCTCTACCTAAAATCACCTATCATAAAAGCTTCCTAGACAGTTTAACGACTGTCTTTTTATTTTTGTCAAGAAAGGTGGTGGAAAATTGGCAAAATTAACATTAAAACAAAAGAAATTCGCTGATGAGTACATCATTAGTGGAAATGCGACAGAATCAGCGATAAGTGCAGGTTATTCTGATACTTATGCAAAAAAACAATCTCATAAATTGTTGGTAAATGTAGGTATAAAATCTTATATTGATGAGCGGATGAAAGAGATTGAGTCTAAGAAGACAGCAACGCAGCAAGAGGTTATTCAATATTTAACCTCAGTAATGAGAGGCGAACAGCGAGAACAAACGTTAATAGGAATGGGGCAAGGCTATCAGGAGACGACCTATATTGATGTTAGTGCAAAAGACAGAATTAAAGCCGCAGATATCCTAAATAAAATTCATCAAGCAAGAGAAGAAAAAAGTGCAACGGCTTCTGAAAACATCATAATTGTTGACAGGTGGGAAGATGGCTAGGTTTGATGTTCAAAAGAATGTGAATCCACATTTTAAAGATGTTTGGTTATCTAAAGTGCCTTACAATGTATTAAAAGGTGGTAGGAATAGTTTTAAATCTTCCGTTATAGTACTTAAATTAGTTAAAGATATGTCGAAAATGATAGCTATAGGTGAAAAAGCTAATGTTGTAGTAATTAGAAAAGTTGCGAATACAATTCGAGATAGTGTCTTTAATAAAATTAATTGGGCCATAAATATGTATGGCTTGACAGATTCATTTAAAAGCACAGTATCTCCGTTTAAAATTACGCATAAAGGAACTGGATCAAGCTTTTATTTTTATGGTGCAGACGACTTCCAGAAGTTAAAATCAAATGATATTAATAACATAATTGCTGTGTGGTATGAAGAGGCAGCTGAATTTGATAGTCAAGAAGAGTTCGACCAAACTAACATTACTTTTATGCGACAAAAACACAATAATATTCCTTTTGTTAAATTCTATTGGAGTTATAACCCGCCTAGAAATCCTTATGATTGGATTAATGAGTGGAGCGAAGAAATGAAAACAGTTGAGGGTTATTTGGTTCATGAATCAAATTATTTAAATGATGAATTAGGTTTTGTTACAGAGCAAATGTTAGCTGATATCAATAGAATTAAAGAAAATGACTTTGATTATTATCGCTACATTTATTTAGGTGAATCAGTTGGATTGGGTAACAACGTTTATAACATGGCTTGTTTTCATCCGTTAGATGAATTGCCTAGTGATGATAAAATCATAGGAATATCTTATGCTCTAGATACAGGACACCAACAAAGTGCTACAGCTTGTGGTGCTTATGGAATAACTGCTAAAGGAAATGTGATTCTAATAGATACTTTCTATTATTCACCTGCTGGAAGAAGTATTAAAGCTGCACCTAGTGATTTAACAGTAATGATTAATGATTTTATTACTGGAGTACAGGAGAAATACAATGTGCCAATTATCAGGTTAACTATAGATAGTGCTGAGGGTGCTTTAAGAAATCAATACTATAAAGATTTTGGTATTAGGTGGGTACCTGTGGCAAAAAAAAAGAATCAGACCATGATTGATATGGTAACCAGTTTACTTGCGCAAGGTAGATTCTTTTATTTAGATAATGAAAATAACAAGATATTTATTGAAGAGCATAAAATGTACAGGTACGATGAGAAGACCATCAAGACACCCGAACCAAAAGTAATTAAAGAGGACGACCACACCGTTGATGAATTTAAGTATTTTGTTTTAGACAACTCAAAATTATTAGGATTAAAAGTGTAGGAGTATAACAATGAAAATTATACAAATTATTAAAGATTTTTTAAAAAGGAGCAAATACACAATGCAAGGAAGTTTAACGAGCATACTAGACCACCCGAAAATTGTTGTGTCTTCCGAAGAATACAACAGGATTCAGAACAATTTGAGATACTTTCAAAGTAAATTTAACGATGTTACCTATCTAAATACAGATGGGGAGCAACGAACAAGGAAATTTAATCATTTACCACTTGCAAGAACAGCGTGTAAAAAGATAGCTGGCTTAGTTTATAATGAACAAGCTGAAATAACGGTGAATAATGAAACGATTAATCAGTTTGTTAATGATGTTTTGTTAAATGATAGATTTAACAAAAACTTTGAAAGATATCTTGAAAGTTGTTTGGCTTTGGGTGGAATGGCAATGCGACCATATTTTGATGGTAAAACTATTAAGGTAGCATTTATTCAAGCACCTGTATTTTTACCATTACAGAGCAACATGCAAGACGTAAGTAGTGCAGCAATCATTACTAAGTCGGTTAAAAGTCAAGGTAAAACTAATACTTATTACACTTTAGTAGAGTTTCATGAATGGAATAATGAGGACTTAACGATTACAAATGAATTATATAAATCTACTAACTCAGAAACAATTGGTAGTCAAGTATTGTTAAGTGAATTATATGATAATCTTGAAGAAAATATTGTGATTAAAGGATTAAGTAGACCGTTATTTACTTACTTGAAAACACCAGGAATGAACAACAAAGATATTAACAGCCCATTAGGACTTTCAATATTTGACAATGCGAAAACAACGATTGATTTCATTAACAGGACTTATGATGAGTTTATGTGGGAAATTAAGATGGGACAGCGTAGAGTTGCCGTTCCAGAGGGATTAACAACAATGACTGTTATGACAGGAACTGAATTTACAACAAGACGAAGATTTGAAACAGATCAAAATGTTTATGTTCAAATTGGTGGAGGACTTGACGAAAGTAAAATAGTTGATTTAACTACACCGATTAGAGCAGATGATTACATTAAAGCTATTAACAAAGGTTTAGCAATGTTTGAAATGCAAGTTGGAGTTAGTGGTGGAATGTTTAGTTTTGACGGAAAAACGATGAAGACAGCAACAGAAGTTGTCAGTGAAAATTCAGATACATTCCAGTTGAGAAATAGTATTGTGTCACTAGTGGAACATTCAATCAAAGAACTTGTAGTTTCAATTTGTGAATTAGGTAAAGCACACGGGATATATCACGGTGAAATACCTAAACTTAAAGATATTTCAGTTAACCTTGATGATGGAGTATTTACTGATAGAAATGCCGAGCTTGATTATTGGGTTAAAGCATTGGCAAGTGGAATTGTTAGTAAGCAATATGCCATTTCTAAAGTGTTAGGGGTGACTGATGAAGAAGCTAGTAAGATGTTAAATGAGATTAACGAAGAAGTACAGCCGAATCTTGATGAAACTGATGAGGTAATCTATGGAGATAAAGAATAATGACGGGAATTTTTGGATAAAAGAAAAAGAAGTAGAAGGTTTATATCATGAATTATCCATGGGAATGATGAAGAACATAGTCAGAAGACTTAAACAACGTGGAACGGCTGATTTAATCGATAATCCTTATGTTTGGCAATTAGAAAAGTTAAACGATATGCATTTAATCACAGAAGAAAATGTTAAATTGATTTCTAAATATAGCGGAGTTGCTGAAGATGTGTTTAGAGATGTAATTGCTAATGAGGGTTATAAAATATATCAAGATAGCCATCAACAATTAGCACAGGCTTTGAAAACTAACGCCCAACCTAATTATTTGGTTCAGGATAGCTTAAATTCATTAGCTAAGCAAACAATGTTTGAAGTTAATAACCTAATCAATACTACATTACCTAAGGCACTTCAGAAGAACTATAAACAGACTTTAGAAAGTGCAGTAGCTAGTGTTGTAGCTGGTACTAAGTCAGATAAAAAAGCATTGTCAGAAGCCGTTTTAAAGATGTACGAAAGAGGGTTTACCGCTTTTAAAGATAGAGGTGGTAAAACGTGGACTGTAGAGCGTTATGCACAAACAGTAATACGAACTACTACTTTCAGAGTATATAGAGAAATGAGAGAAAGGCCCGCTGATGATTTAGGAATCGACACTTATTATTATAGCGCTAAGTCAAGCGCTAGAGAATTATGTGCACCATTGCAGCATCAAATAGTAACTAAAGGAGTTGCACGGACTATAAAAAGTGAAAGGGTGTTGAGTTTACCAGATTATGGATATGGTAGCCCCGGTGGTTGCTTAGGTATAAACTGTGGTCACTACCTAACGCCTTTTGTTGTTGGTGTTAATTACAAGCCAGAACTACCAGAATATTTACAGCACTTAACAGAAGAAGAAGCTAAACAAAATGCCCTTGATAAAGCAAGGTTAAAAGCTTTTGATCGTGAGATTAGAATTAACAAGGATAAGCAAATACTAGCTAAAGAATTAGGAGATAAAGAACTACAAGCTAAGCTTAAACTTAAAGAAAAAACATTCAAAACTGGAAGAAAAAGTCTTATAGAAAAAAATCCAACTGTAATTGGAAAATATCCTCAAAAAGTGCTTACTAAAGGGGATGAAAAGGTGTATAATAAAATTAAGAAAGATTATAAAGTTCTGAATAAAGATGAAATTGAATCAGTACAAAAAATTAGTGATTCTACTTATAATAAGTTAAATAAAAAAGAATTGAAATCTTTAAAATCATATACGCAAGGTGGATATCAACAAATTAATGATTATTTAGTCGGTGATATTTATTACAACCGTGGAGAAGATGTTGAAAATATTAGGTCAGCTATGAGTAAGTTTAAATTAGATAGAGATTTAATCGCTTATAGAGGAACTAAGATGAAATATTTCAACGGAGTTAAAGAGGGTGATATTATACCTGGAAATATATTTTATTCAACTAGTTTAGTTAAAGAACGTGCATTAGAATTTTATACTGATATAAGAGATTATTACCAAGAGGACGCAGTATTTCTTGAAATACGTGTTCCAAAAAATACAAATTCTCTATATATCGGAGCTAATACAGATTTTCAGGTTAATGAGAATGAATTATTACTTTCTGACAAATTAAACTATAAGATTAAAAAGATAGATGGAGATCAAATGATATTGGAGGTACACGAAGATGACAAAAAAGAAATTAGAAGAAAAAGAATTTAATAGATTTAGTTATTTAAGACACATACCTAATTTTTATAAAACTGATGAAGAATTTGAGGAGTACTGCCAATTTGCTAAAAGGTTAGGACTTCCGAAACCTGATAGAAATTCAAAAGTTAGACCATTACATGAAAAATAAAAGCACTTAGTAAATTTTTACTAGGTGTTTTTATTATGCAAAAATTCGTCCTGAGTATGACGTTAAAAGGCTTATTTTTTTATGCCTTGCACGGTGTTAAAGTGCTAAAAATTCAGTCTACAGGACGTAAAACGAAAGGAGCTTAAATTATGAGCTTAAAACGAGATATGTTAATCGAAGCAGGAGTAGTTGATAAGGACGCAATCGATAAAATCATGCAAGCGTACGGTGCAGGTTTAGAGAAAGCAAAGCAACAAGTGAAGTTAGAACTAACTGCTGAGAATGACACATTAAAAGAACAACTTGAATCACAAAAAAATAAACTTGAAGAGTTAACTAAAAGTAATGATGTTAATTCAGAAGCTAAACAGGCTTTAGAGAAATTACAGGAAGAATACAACCAATTCAAGGTAGATAGTGATATCAAGTTGGCACAAATCAATAAAACAAATGCTATCGCATTAGCATTAAAAGATGTTAAAGCACACGATAGCGACGTTCTAATGAAACTTATCGATGTAGATAAGGTTGAGTTAGGAGAAGATGGGAAGCCTAAACTTGATGAGGTGGTTAATTCGTTAAAAGAAAGTAAGCCTTTCTTATTCGAACAAGAACAACAACCAACTACACCTCAAATTACAGTTGGTGGCAACCCTAACGGAAACGGAACAGCAGGTGTTGACCCGTTCCAAGCAATTTTAGACCAATATACACAGTAAAGAAAGGAATTTTAAAATATGACAACAAATAACAACAATTTACCAGTACGTCAGTACGCACCACAATATAAACAAATGCTATCAACGATTTTCAACGTTCAAAAAGCATTTGCAGGAGTATTAGCTCCAATTCAAACATTAGATGGGGTTCAACACAACTCTAAGGCTTTTATGGTCAAAACTAACAATACACCAGTAGTAGTAGGAAAATATAAAACAGACGCTAATGTAGCTATGGGAACTGGAACAGAGGGAGGAAGCCGTTTTGGTGAGTTAAAAGAAGTAATCTACACAGATACAGAAGTAGAATACAATTACTTACTTGCTATTCATGAGGGAATCGACCGTTACACAGTCAACAATGATTTAAACGCAGCAGTAGCAGACCGATTAAGATTACATGCCGAAGCACAAACTAGAGAAATTAATAAACGTGTAGGGAAATTCTTATCAGATAATGCTGGAGAAACTAAACAACTAGCTGATCTTACTGAAGGTAGTCTTAAGAAGCTATTTAATCAAATAAATGTATATGTAGTTAATACTGAAATTAACGCACCAATCAAATGTTACTTACGTGCTCAAGTTTATAACGCTATTGTTGATATGGCTTCAAACAACAAATCAAAAGGTTCAAACGTTAGTATCGATACAAACGGTTTATTAAAATATAAAAACGTTGAATTAAAAGAAGTGGCAGAACAATATTTTGAAAATGATGTTGTTGCAATCTTCTCTCCAGATGGGATTGTTATTCCGTTCATCGGAATTGAAACTGCTAGAACAGTAGAAGCACAAGAATTTGACGGGGTTAAACTTCAAGCCGCCGCAAAAGGTGGTACATTCGTTCTTGATGACAACAAAAAAGCAATTATTAAAGTAACAAGCACTACACCGTTAGCATAGGAGGAAATAATAATGGTTAAATACTTAGTAAATGTAGATTTTACAGATAAAGACACTTACGAACAAGTGCCTAAAGGTACAGAACTAGATATCACAGTAAAACGTGCTGAAGAAATTTTAAAATCATTAGGTGAGGGAGCCTTAACAGAGGTAAAAGAACCAGAAGAAGTTAAAGAAGAAGCACCAGCAGTAGAAGAAAAGAAAGCTAAAGAGGTTGAATAATTCAGCCTCTTTTTAGGAGGTTAAAAAATGAGTTATTTAACTTTAGAAGAATACAAAAAATTAGGTTTTGCAGAGATTGAAGAATTTTCAGAATTAAAAGTAAAGGCAGAAATGGCAGTAGATTTATACACTAATTACTTTTATCAAAATAACAATTTAGAAGATGATTTCCCACCAAGAAAACATGCAGTAAAGCTTGCTATCGCTAATCAAATTCGCTACTTGAATGAAACTGGAATACTTACTGCTGAAGATAAACATTCGTTAGGTAGTTTGAGTATTGGAAGAACTACTGTTAATTATGGTGGTAGTGGAACTAGTCCAGCTAAAATTGAAGCTAGTAAATATAATCTAGCATTAGACACGATGAACTTACTAAAAAGCGTTGGGTTCGGTTATAGAGGTGTTTGCTATGATAGATAAGCGCCTTTTAACTGATACTGTAACTGTAAGTTTGGCAGGCGAGAAAGACAAATGGGGGAAGATTACATATAAAGAACCGTTTGAAATAAAATTTGTTCGGTTTGATAGAAGTTCTATAGATAAGACTACAAACACACAAAGCTTAACAAATATCACAAGGAACAAATCGGGAACCTTATTTATTTATCCTAAATTTAATAATGTTGTTGTTGATGATAGTTGGTTACAAGCTAACATTAAAGATAAACACGGAGATTACAAAGTGATTAGTTTTGAAACAAATTACTTTGGAAATAAAGTGTTCTCTTATGAGTTAACGGTGGTTTAGATGTCACTAAAAGTATCTTACGATTTATCGCCTATGGAGCGAAAGTTCGGTCCAGGGAACATTAAAAATACTAGAACAATGGTTGCTAATCAAATAGTGATTGACAGTGAAAACTATGTGCCAAGTGATGGTAAAGGAACTTTAAGAGCAACTGGTCACGCTGATGATGGTAGCGCCGTTTGGGGAACAGTATATGCTAGAGCACAGTTTTTCGGTACAAACGGAATTGTTAGATTCAGAAAATATACAACCCCTGGAACTGGTAGTAAGTGGACTGAAAAAGCTTCAAACAGCAACATGAGGAATTGGGAAGAAGTAGTTAAGAAAGGATTAGGAATAAAATGATTAATAACATTGATTTTCAAGACGTGCTTTGTGATTATATTAACTCTTTAAATTTGCCACTAGTAGCTAGATTAGATTATTTTATTGAATCAGATGATTTAGTAGTTAATTTAATTGCAGGTGGTAAGGTAGAGCGGTTATTTATGGATGGAACACAAGAAATTAGTTTACCTTTTGAAATTGCCATTAAGTGCATGGATAACCAAAAAGCTAACTCTATCTTGTGGACTATCCACACCGCACTATCTGAATTTAATTTGCAATTACCTAGTGCAAACAACACTTATCGCTTCTTAGGACTAGAGGTTGGAAAGCCTGCAGTTAATGGACGTGATGAGCAAGATTATTTTATTTATACTTTACGTATAGTAGCAAAAATTGAAATTGAAGGAGATATATTAAATGGCTAGACAAAAGAACGCATTAAGAAAACATTTTGTAGCACCTTTCAACAAAGAAAGTGCAACAACAGCACCAACAAAAGAACAGTACAAATTGTTAGCAAAATATATTAAGACTGTTAACGATGAAACAGATGAAGATACTGATGATGTAGCATGGTACGACGGAGACGGTACACCAGAAGAAACAGTAAAATCAGTAAAAGCTGGTTTCTCATTTGAGGGGAACTTCGATGTAGAAGATGACGCACAAAAACTAATCGCTGACCTTAGATATAAAGTTGGAGATGATAGAAAAGTATGGTTCAAAGTAGTTTCTTCAGACGGTAAGACAGCGTGGGAAGCAGTAGCAATCGTTTCTAAGATTAAAGCTGGAGACGGTGACGCAAGCGACTTTGAAAACTTTGAATGTACAATTAAGTGGACAACGTTGCCAAAACAAACAGCAGTAGCATAATTTAGGAGGTTAAATAAGCATGGTAGTAATTAAGAAATTTGAAAATGTAATTCCAGTTGATTTTGGAGAATTTGAATTAAAGTTTGTGACTAGTGATGAAAATGTTATTAAACTAGCAAATGTAGAAGAAAAAGCAGGTAAGGTTAAAGATATAATCGATGAACTAAAAGGAACAACTGAAGATATTAAATTAATCTATGACTTAGCTAAAGAATTATGGATTGATTTATTTGATGAAGAAACTTTTGAGAAAGTTTATAATCTTTATAACAAATCTTGTATGCCAACGTTACTAGCAGTATTTCAAACGTTACGTGGAATAACTCAAGAATTAGGTAACAGTTATTCTCCAGATAAGCTTATTAAGTATTTAAATATCGACCATGCTTAATTTAGCTTATAAATTAGAAGATGAATTAATTGTTGGTAGTGAAGTTTATAAGCTTAATCTTAGTTTTGATAATGTAATTAGGTTGTTTGATATGCTTAATTCTAGTGATCTTGAAGATTATCAGAAACCACACTTTGCGATGATAATGCTAACTGGAAAATCATTTGAGAAATACTCAATAGAGGACGTAGTGCTATTTTTAGATGAGGTTATAAAAGAACATATCAAGAATGAGGAATTTAATTCAGTAGAATATGATTTAGCTGGAAACCCTATGCCAGTTAAGGAAATAGAAGAAGAACAGGAGCAATTATATAGTTTGAAATATGATTCAGACTATATCTTTGCTTCTTTTTTGCAAGCATACAATATTGATTTAATAGAAATGCAAGGTAAATTGCATTGGAGAAAGTTTAATGCCTTATTAAATGGACTTCCAGAAAATACTAAATTTATGGAAGTTGTAAAGATTAGGTCTTACAAACCATCAAAACATGATAGCTCTGAATATAAGGAGCACATGCGAAAACTACAACGTCAATATGAACTTCCTATCAATGATTAGTTTAAAAGAAAGGAGGTTAATATATGGCAGAAGGAAAAGTTAAAATAGATGTTGACTTGAACGAGAAAGGCGCCACCTCAGGAATCGGACGGTTAAAGAGTGCCTTAAACGGTCTTGAAAGTGCTGGAACTAAGGCAGGTTCAGTATTTAAAAGCGTGTTAGGTGCTAACCTAGTAAGTGCTGGAATAAGTACTGCTATTGGTGGAATTTCTAACGGTATTCGAGGGATGGTAACCGAATTAAACAGTTCAGCGAAAGCCTGGAAAACTTTCGAAGGCAACATGTCAATGATTGGTAAGTCTAAGGAAGAAATCGCACAAGCTAAGAGCGTTATGCAAGATTATGCCACCAAGACTATTTACAGTGCTTCAGATATGGCACAAACCTATTCACAGTTAGCAGCAGTAGGGATAAAAGAAACTGATAAACTTGTAACTGGTTTTGGTGGGTTAGCAGCAGCGGCAGAAAATCCAAAACAAGCCATGAAGACACTATCTCAACAAGCAACCCAGATGGCGGCGAAGCCAAAAGTAGCGTGGCAAGACTTTAAATTGATGATGGAACAAACCCCAGCAGGGATGGCGGCAATTGCCAAGGAAATGGGGATGTCACTTGATGAACTTGTTAAGGGAGTTCAAGATGGTAAAATCAAAACAGAAGATTTTTTCAACGCCATTAAAAAGGTTGGTAACAACGATAGCTTTTCTAAGATGGCAACGGAGTTTAAAACAATAGACCAAGCCATCGACGGAGCGAAAGAAAGTTTAGCTAATAAACTTCAACCAGCGTTTGAGAAAGTAAATAAGTTTGGAATTAAAGCTATTTCAGGTATTGCAGACGCACTAGACAAAGTAGACTTTGGGAACTTTGCTGAAAAGTTAGGTGGTTTCTTAGAAAGTATTGATATTGATGGAGTAGTTAATGGAATAGCTACTTCAATTAAAAATGTTGTTACAGTAGCTAAGGAACTATGGAAAGGGTTGAATGATAGCGGAGCAATAAGCGCCGTTTTAAGTGCCTTTAAAAACATTCAAAAGGCAGTAACTAACCTTGTTACAGCTTTGGCAAATAGTGGAGCAATTAGCACGTTTGCACATGCATTAGGTTTAATTGTGAACGTAGTATCTAAGGTGATTAGTGGGTTTGCTAAATTAATAGCTTCACTTCCACCAAGTGTAATTAGTGCCATTGCTTACTCATTGTTAGGTATCGTTGGTTCTCTTAAAGCCATCAAGTTGGCAACTAAAGGACTTGATTTAATTAAGGGGTTAAACCCGTTTAAATTATTCAAGAAAAACGCTACTGAATCACTAGATGAAGTAACGAAAAAAACTAAAGAAACTAAAAGTACTGTATCTCAAATAATAGAGAGTTTAGGAAAGGTGATAGAATCAGCAGGTAAAGGAATAAGTACTGCAGCTAAGGGAATTGGTGAGGGTATCAAAACAGCATTGAGCGGAGTTCCGTCCGTTCTTACTGCTTTAGGTACTGGAATTTCAACTGCTGCACAAGGTATAGGAACTGGATTATCCATCGCTTTTAGAGGTCTGGCAAGTGCCATTGCTCTAGTGCCACCACCAACGTGGCTTGCATTGGGTGGTGCCATTCTTTTGGTGTGTGCTGGTCTTGCACTTTTAGGAACTCAAGGTGATGGAGTTGCTAAGGTCTTTCAAGCCTTAGGAAGTGCCGTGTCACAAGTGATTATTGCATTAGGTACTGGATTATCAGCCGTTTTAGTTTCATTAGGTAGCGTTATTCAATCAGTTGGGACAGCAATTGAGAGTGTAGGTAATGGAATAAGATTAGTATTTGAGGGAATTGGATCTGTAATTCAATCTGTAGGTACTGCCATTAAGTCAGTGCTTGAGGGGTTAGGTTCAGCCTTTACTGGTTTTGGAAATGGAGTAAGATTGGCTCTTGAGGGAGTTGGAACTGTAATTACTTCAGTTGGTACTGCTATTCAATCAGCCTTACAAGGAGTAGCAAGCATTATTGATTCCGTTGGTAATGCTATTAAGTCAGCTCTTGAGGGTGTAGGTTCCGTGATTGAATCTGTAGGTAATTCAATAAAATCAGTATTAGAGGGTGTTGGAACAGCCTTTGAAAAATTCGGTAATGCAGTAAAAAATGTGTGTGACGGAGTTAAAGAAGTAATCGATTCAATCGGTGGCGCAATTAAGAATGTACTTGATGGAGTAGCGAACGTTATTAAAAGTATAGGTGAATCAGCTGAAAAAGCAGGTAACGGGTTTAGGTTATTTGCCGAGGGAGTGAAGACACTTGTTGATTTAAGTTTAGGTGATTTAGTTGCTACATTAACAGCAACGGCAACTGGAGTAGGTGCAATAACAGCTCACGCTGGAGAAATGACAACGGCTGGAGCTGGTATGCAAACAATGGCTAGTGGTTTATCAATGTTAGGACAAGCGGCAACTGCCGTTCAAGGAGCATTTACTGCCTTACCAACATTAATCACAAGCTTAACTACTTCATTAAATGCTTTACCACCTATCTTAATTACAACTTCAACAGCCGTTCAATTATTTAGTACTAACATTACTACTTCATTAGCTGGACTTATGACTGCTAGTGGTTCAATTAGTGCTTTCAATAGTCAGATTACAAGCATTGGAACAGCGGTAAGTTCTGTAACTGTATCAATTGGTGCATTTGGTATTGTGCTTTCAAGCTTAGCAGTAAGTTTTGGAACAACTTCAGCTTCAATCGGTGCATTAACTGGTGTAGTTAGTGGTTTAACCAGCGCATTATCTCAAGTGGGAAGTACATCAACTAGCGTAGCAGGTCAGATTAATCAGATAGGTACTTCGATTTCATCAGTTGGAGCAACAGTATCTGGTATGGTCGCAAGCATAAGTGGAGCAATGAACAGTTTAGCTGGAGCCATTTCTTCAGCTATGAATAGTGCCTTAGGGTCTATTCAAAGTACATGTCAACAATTTGTATCTACACTTCAACAAACAGCCTCTCAAATGGCACAAGAAGGACGTAGAGCAGGTGAAGAAGCAGGAAAAAATATCGCTGAGGGGTTAAGAAGTAACGAAGGCAACGTCCGTTCAGCGATGGAAAGTATCAAGAATATTGTTCAAAGCGTGGGTCAAAGTATTGTGCCAGTTGCTTATAACGTGGGAGCACAAGTAAGTAACGGTGTTGCTGAAGGTATGTATTCAGCCTTAGGTGCGGTGACTGCTGCAGCAAATGCAATAGTCGACGAGGTTGATAGGGCGTTGAGAGCTAAGGCTCAAATTCACTCACCATCAAGGCTTACACAAAAAAGAACAGGTCGCCACTTAACAAGTGGGGTTGCTACTGGTATGGTTAAAAATATGCCAGCGTTAGATAAAGCTTTCGACGTTTATCAACGTGCAATTGATAAGTTCAAACCTAACTTTGTGCCTGAAAACATGTTAAGTTTTAAAGGTGTTCCATCATTTGCAACAGCTGGAGGAAGTAGTAACAACGTTACTAACAACAAAACAAGCAACTTTGGAGCATTGCTTCACATAGAGAATTTAAGTACAAATTCTGAAGAAGATGTTCGTAAACTTTACGAGCAAATAAAATTCTTAATTAAGGAGGAGAAAGACAGATTATGATATCTAAATATATCACTTACAATCAACTGAATACTAAGGAGTTGGGATTAAGATTAGTAGATGAAATAGAGTTTGAATCTTCTTCTCACTCTATGGAATTAGTAGAAATAGACGGTGTGAACGGTGCTAAGATTAAAGATAATAAACGACTGACTGTAATTGAAAGAGCATTTCCATTTAAAATCTACGATGAGAAAGTAGATGTTCAAAGCATAATTAATAAATTAAACGATCGTATTATAAATTTAAAGCCTGGATGGTATGATTTTGGTTGCAGTTGGGATAGTGAGTATCTTTATAAAGCATACTTTTATGAAACATTTAAAATTGAAGGAACATTAACTAGTAAGAAAAAATGTATCTTAAATTTTAAATTACACCCTATTAAATACTTGAAAACAGGACTTAGTAAGATAACAGTTTCTAATGGTCAAATTCTAAGAAACCCAGAACGAAGAGAAGCTAATCCACTAATTAAATTAAGAGGAACTGGAGATATTAACTTAAATATTAATTCTCAAATATTTAGGTTAAAAGGGGTTAGTGGACACATTATAATTGACTGTGAAACACAGTCCGCTCATTGGGACAACAAAGAACCGCAGTACGATAAAGTGTTCACATATCCATTTCCACACCTTGAAATAGGTGATAACAGGATTTCATGGGACAACAACTCATTTGTTGTTGAAATAACCCCAAGATGGGAGGCACTAGTTTAATGGCTTATCCTATACTATATAAAGCAAATGAAACTAACTTTGAACATTTGGGAGTGTCAGTTTTATCTGACGCTTCTAAATGCTACGTTTCAAGAGAAAGAAACGGGATATATATTCTTGAATTTGATTATCCAGTCAATGGTAAAGACGTTGATAAAATCAAAGAAGGGATGATAGTCAAAGCAGACGCAGGTTACAGAACTAAAAATCAACGTTTTATAGTTTCAAAGATTACTAAAACACAAAATGATTTTAAAATATACTGCCAACACGTATCACAAGTTAAAACTACAATGAATGCTATCAGACCAGATATAACATTAACGAGTGCTAGTGCAGTAGGTGCTTTAACAGTCTGGCGAGATAACTTGTTAGATAGTCGTGAGGAGTTCTTCGTGCAATCTGATATTAGCACGTTAAATTCAACAACATGGAAAGTTGAAAATATTGAGAACGCCCGTGACGCTTTAGGAGGTAAAGCAGGTTCAATTCTTGATGTTTGGGGCGGTGAGTATGAGTTTGATAACTTAAATATCACGCTTCATAAAAGTATGGGAATTGATAACCCAACCATAATTGCTTATGGTAAAAACTTGTTAGACTTAGAACAAGAACAATCCATACTTGAAACTTACACTTCGGTCTTTCCTTTTAAAAAATATACTGATGATAATAACAGGGAGCAATTAATAACATTGCCAGAAATACTACTTGATAGCACACACTTAAATAAATTCACACATAGAAGAATTTTAAAAATTGATTTTTCAAGTGATGAAAACTTAAAAACGGTGGAGCAGTTAAGAAGTAAAGCTAAAAGTTACATAAAAAGTAATAATGTAGGTGTACCGAAAACTAACTTAAAGATCAACTACCAAGACTTATCAAAAGTTGAGGGAATATTTGATAACCCAGCACTTGAACAGATAGATTTATGCGACAGATTAAAGGTTTATTACAACGAGCTAGGGATATTAAATGAAAATGCGAAAGTCGTTAAGGTAATTTGGGATGTTATCCTTGAAGAAAATCACGAGATAGAAGTAGGAGATAGTAGAAGCAGTTTTACAGATAGCACTTCAGCTAAATTAGAATCACTACAAGCACAAAATGATTCAGTTATTGCTAGAATAAATGCTTTAGTTGCCGAACAAGAAGCAGCATACGACAGATTTTTTAAAGAAAAATCTAAAGTTATTGAAGATAAGGTTAAAGATGCTTATGAAAAAGCCTTATTAAGTAGCGAAGAAAAAATCCGAAAAATGGGTGAAGCCTTTGATGAGAAACTAGCACCTATTAGAACCCAAGTATCAACAACCGTTGAAAACTACAATAGACAATTTCAAGCTACAAACTTAGAAATAAGCAAGAACAGAGTTGAAGCTACTAAGCAAATTCAAGCCTTATCTGATAGAGTAAACAACATTCAAGATATTTCTAACAATGAAACAGTTAGAGAACTTAGAGGACTAGTTAACGGTGCTACTAGTAAGGTTACAGAACTTGAAACTAGCATTACTAGAGAATTTACTGACGTTAAAAAGAAAAATGAAGATAGTTTAAATGCAGTTAAAGCTGAATTTACTAAAGGTGTAGATGGACTAACAAGCAAGATTAGTTCTTTAGAAGAATACAAAAATCAAGATGAAAGTAGAACTGAAAACTTGAAACAATGGATTCAAAACGATACTGCTAGTCAATTAAGCCGTGAAAGAACTGAAATCAATAGAATAATTGATAATAAAGGTTTTGTTAAGAACACAGAATTTAGTAGCAAGTTTACAGAGAGTGCCAGAGAGATAACCAACCAATTAACAGCGTTAGAAAACTACAAGAATCAAGACGGAGTAAGAACAGCTAATTTACAAATTTGGGTTCAAAATAACACAGCTAATCAACTAGCTACAGAAAGACGTAGTATTGAACGTTGGGTAAACAACAAAAGATATATAACTACGTCTGTTGTTGAAAATAAAGTGCAAGAAACAGCTAATAGTTTCAGTCGTGAGATTAGTAATGTAAGGGAAAGTATCCCAACTAGTGTAGGTGGAAGAAATTATATACTTAATTCTAACTTTGCTAAAGATTTAGAAAGCTGGGAAATGGCTAGATTAAATAATAGTGGTTTAAATTGGCAAAAAGGACACGCAATAACTAATTTTGGAAGAGGATTGCATATTTGGGGTACACCTAACGGAGATTATAAAGGTTTAGGAACTATGTTTAACTTAACAGCAAAACAAGGTGAGAAATTAACCTTATCAATGGATTTAGGAAAAGATGCATTAAATAACAATGCTATTTTATTTATAGGTTTACATTATATCGTTGACAATAATATAGTTAACCAAGAATGGCAAACGCTAGACTTAGCAACTCAAAATTTTGAAGTTAGAAAATATAAACGAATTACAAAAACATTTACAATTGGCTCTGATATGAATCGATGTCGATTGATGATACACACTCAAAATAATAAACTTATCAACTTTTATATTGATAATATCAAATTAGAAAAAGGGAATATAGCTACCGATTGGACACCAGCCCCAGAAGACGACCAACAAAGCATCAACGAGTTAAACTCATGGAAGCAAACTACTACAGGAACTTTAAATACTGTCACTAGCACGTTAAACGATACTGTAAGGCACTCACAACTACAAATTACAGCAGACTCAATAAACTTTGGTTCAAATAAAGTATTCGACGGAAGAAACCTTGCTAGTATGTTGTCAGTAAGTCCCGATAGTATTAAAGCAATAACTGATAGATTAGTAATCACACCAACTAATGAGAATTTAGTATTGCCTGAACATAGAGATATTTTTATTTTAAACGTTAGAAATGGTTTCTTAAATAGAATTTATGGGAGAAATGTTGATTTAGAAGGAGAATATCAATTTAAAATTTCTATAATTGATTTTGATGCACCTACGCTTTACGCATCAATGCATGTAAAATATAAAGATGGAACTGATAGTTGGTTTAATTCGGAATTTCCAACACCTAATTTAGAAACTTCAGAAACAAGCACTTCTGTAAAAGTGCAAGTGGAGTCGATAAAAGAAATTGAATATATAGAACCTTTAATTTTTCAAAATAAATTTAGCGATTTTTTTAGATTTCATTTGAAGAAATTATTTGTGGGTAAAAAGAAAAGTGCAGAACTAATAGTTGATGGTTCAATCGAAGGTCGACACGTTAAAGCTAACACGCTTGAAACTGGACACCACAAAGCAAGAAGTATAACTTCAGAAATTATTGCTGCTAAGGCAGTAAAAGTTGGTCATTTACTTGTAGATGATGCAATGATAGATGAGTTTGTGGCACATAAAGCTTTCATTAATAAGCTTTGGGCACAAGATGCATTCATTAAAAATCTACAAACTGTGAATTTTGATTTCACTAGAGGAAGTGGGGATTATATCCAATCAACTAATGGAAATATGAAATGGGATTTAAATAATAACTCTATGATATTAAAATCTAACGCATCTATTGAGTTTAAAGAGAGTGGAAATGTTCTATTTAGACGTTACAATGGGCAAACAACATTTTTAAACTTTGTAAATGATATTACTTACACAGAATCAAGCGTTGTGTTAGGTGGAAACAGAAATAACACATTTGATCCAAATGCTGGAACGTTTGTTGGGATGAGGATTTTCCCAAAAACAGATAAAGTAAGTTTCCTAGCCGATAAGATAGTTATGAGCGGAGGAGTAGGAGAAAGCAATGGATTTTATATAGACGTATTGAAATCAAGAATTTCACCTGTTAATACAACGAGTGCAGATATTTATATAGGTTCAAAAAGTGGGGGGGTATTTTCTTTAAGGAAGGTTTTAGCCAATATTATATGGAATCTAGAATTATTGCACAATAATAAAGCAAATGAAAGTAGATATACTTATACTACATTCGATTATAAAGATATAGAATTATAAAAACTGGAGGAAATAACAAATGGATAATCAATTACAACCAATCGATTTAATCGCTCAAGAATTGAGTGAAAAAACTATACAACTAGCACATTATAAAGTTGCTTACAATGAACTAACTAAAGAATTGGAAGCTAAAGAAAAAGAGCTTAAAGCATTAAAAGAAACTAAAGTAGAAGAACATGAGGAGGCACAATAACATGACTTTAGAAATTTCAGTTAAACAACCTAATCCAACTGCTGGAGGATATAAGAGCGTAAACGTATATTTTAATATGAATACTGGAGGTATTTATTTCAACGGTAATGTTGAATTACCTGGTAAATTCGCAACTGCTAATGATGCAGAAATTCTAGAAGAAATTAGAAAACAAATCGCAGTTCAGATGTACACAGGAGAGGCAACTCCAGCACTAGTTGCTGAATATGCTAACTTAAATAAACAAGTTGGAATTTTAGCAGGTAATAAAGAAGATACTGCAGAACGTGAAAAAGCATTAACTAAGTTTGCTAATAAAGTAAATAAAGGTAACGATAAAGTACTAATGACGTTACTTTTAGATGTGTTAGACCCTAAAACAATCAAAACAAATAAAGATAGAATTATCGACGCTTTTGATTCTTACGAAGTGAATGTTGATTACTCTGTGGGAGATAAATTTAAGTTTGATGGCAAATTATATGAAGTTATCGCAGAACACACAAGCGTTGTTGAGTGGGTGCCAAGTGCTGAACCAACTAAGTATAAAGAAATCACTTTTGAGCGCACTGAAAATAAAGAACAGTTAGAAGACGATAATAATCGTTACATCACTAAATTACAACTTGATGAAGCATTAACAAAAGTAGTGCAAACAATCATGGAACAATTATCACAAGATGAAGATGAAGGAGGAGAAGAACATGACAATAACGGAGAAAGTAGCAACACTATATCACACCGCGAGGGGGTTAATTAAGATGAAATTTAGTTTTAAACGTGCAAAATTTAAACAAGATGATTATTTAGTACAAACTCATATGAGAATGGTTATTACAGAGGTTGAAACTTTAGAGCAAGTACCTAACTTTGGGAACTTACGTGAAATGGTTAGATTAGCAGTTGAGGAGTTTAAGAAAAAAGAAGCTGAATTAAAAGCAATTGAGGAAGCACCAAAAGAAGTTGTTGCTCCAGTAAGTGAAGCACCAAAAGAGGCAGTCACTCCAGCACCAACAGTAACAGAAGCGCCAAAAACTACAGAAAGTACAGAGCACGCTGAATAGCGTGTTCATTTTTGGAGGTAGTCTAAATGGCGAACTATATTTTGCAATTTATATTGCAGCTTTTTACAGTAGCTATTATTCCATTAGTTAAGATTTGGTTTGACAACAGCAACAAACAAATCACAAAACAATTTGAACAGTTAAGTGGCGAAGTAAAAAGCATTCAAGATAAAACGGAAAAGCAACTCGATAGAGTAAATATGGAAATAAAGAATACGCAAGATAAAGTCGATGAAGTAACTCAAATTGGACTTCAGAACAGAGATTCTAATAAAAGCATTATGTCGTATAGATTACATAATGAATTTAGTGAGGCAATAGATCGAGGATATACAACAAGTGAAGATTTATCAGAATTAAGTGGTTTATACAAAAGCTACGAGAAAATCGGCGGTAATGGTAAGATAGAAACCTTATTTAACCGATTTAAAACATTACCAATACACAAATAGGAGGACTAAACAATGGAACAATTACAACCAATTTTAATTACAGGAATAGTATTTGCACTTAACTTACTAGGTAAGTTTCTTAAGGAATGGAAACCCTTCCCGACAGAGCTTATCCCTCAAGTATTAGGAGTACTTGGGGGCTTAATCGGTTGGGCGGTATTTAAAGATACTAACGCAGTACTTTTAGGACTTGCAAGTGTAGGAACACATCAAGTGGTTAAGCAAAGTAGAAATGAAGAAACAACAAATGTCAATAAAACGGAGGATAAAATAAATGGTTAAAACAATTGAAATAATTACAGAAGCAAAACGAATAGCGAATCTAGGAATAGGTGTTGATCAAGATGGTGCATATGGAACACAATGTGTTGATTTACCTAATTACTTGTCAGTACTATTTTTTGGAAAAGCCTTATGGGGTAACGCTATTGATTTATTAGATAGTGCAGCTGCATTAGGTTACAAAGTAAAGTACAATGAAGTTGGTAACTTAGATAGCAAACCACGAGCTGGAGCGGTCTTTGTAATGGATACTACATATATCTATGGACATCCATATGGACATACAGGAATTGTAATTGAAGACAGTGATGGATATACTATGAAAACTATTGAACAAAATGTTGATGGTAATGCAGATGCATTATATGTAGGTGGCCCAGCACGTTATATGGAACGTAATTTTGATGGTATTGTAGGTTGGTTCTATTTCCCAGTAGACGATAACGAAGTAGTTTCTGAAAACTCTAACTTAATCTCATTACCTGAAGTACGTGTGTATACAGTTGGAGTTGATAAACTTAATATTAGAAATGCTCCTTCTACAGATGCAGAAATCGTAGGAACTTACGAAAAAGGAGAAGAATTTGATTATATGGAGTTCTGTAATGCTAATGGCTACGAGTGGTTATCATACGTATCATATAGCGGTGAACGACGTTATGTGGCTTCTATGGACTTAGAAACGTTTGAAACTCACGGAACGTGGAGAAAAAAATAATTACTGAATAAATAATAATGACTACAGCCCTTACTTATTAAGTAGGGGTTTATTTTTTTATGAATTTTTTTAAAAAGTTTTAAAATACCTCTTGACTTTACACCTTATATAAGGTATAATTAATAATGTAAAGGAGGTGAGGTAGTGAGTAACAGAAGAAATAAAAAAACAGACTCTCACAAAGACAAGATGTTGGTACTAGCAACAGTGTTAGCTATCCTCGAAATAGTAAACACAATTCTTGAAATCTTTGTAAAAGTCTGTAAATAGACCATTAGGGAACGGAGCTTATAAAAGCTCCTAGTACCTAAATGTTTACTCACATTATATCATGAAAAAAGAAAAAATACAAACTATGATTATAGTACTAGGTATATTAGCCGTGATAATTTCAATTATCTTAAAACTTATTTAGGAGGTTTTACAATGATAGAACAAGCGATTAAACAAATAGAAGAATTATTCAACAGTGATTTAACTGATTATAGAATTTCAAAAGATACAGGATTGACACTGAGTGTTATTCAAAATTATAGAAGTGGTAAGTATGAATTAGAAAATATGAGTTTTAAAGTAGCAAAAAAATTAATTAGATATGCGGAGGAATTAAAAATGAGAAATTACGATAAAATGATGGTTGTTGTTAATGAGTTAGTATTAGAAGAGGGAGCAACAGTTACTTATTGGACTGAAGAAATACCAAACGACTGTACTTGTTGCTATTCTGTTGATGAATTAAAAGCACATTTAGGAAATATGAATGAAGATGAATACGAAAAACTAGTATTTCAAGTAGATTTTGAAGATGATGAAGATAGATCATATCAATTCTATATGAGTGAGTACAAAGCGGTGTTAGAAGGAGATAAATTCACTCTTGACTGTTTAAGAAATACTAGATAAAAAATAATAAGCCCCAAAATAAGGGGCTTTTTATTATGCGCAAAAATTGCGCAAAAAGCATTAAAATACTTATAAAAAATGTTCATACCATAAACTTATATATTGAGTATTAATGGTTCACAAACGCTATTAGAATAGCATTTAAAGGTAGTTAATAGTTTTCTATCGAATTTAAAAATTGAGTATTTTTTGATATATACCATTATTAGCAATAGTAATACAAAGCCTGTCAAATAAACTTCTAACAGGCTTATTTTTATTTCTGCGTAAAATCTGCGCA